CCTCAGGAATTGTCCAGCTCTTTGCTCGACACCTCGACGCTACATCACGAGACTAGGCCACGTCAATACCTAAAAGCAAGAAACCGGCCCCCGAAGGAGCCGGTCTCTCGTTCCGATGCAACTCGGGGTCAGCGAGGGAGAACAAGTCCCTGCTTTTTGGCGGCCCGACGCTGTGCGCGGTTCGGGTGGTTCAGGTTCTCGATGTGTGAGATCAGACCCTGGATTTGGATGTGCGCCTGAAGGAGCGCGTACTGCATGAGGTTGGACTGAGCCAAGTCCTTGACCTTGCTGGCCTTCGCGCCACCGTAGACCTCAAGGGCTTCCTCGGCGCTCAGCTCAATCTCGCCGTAGTTGGCGACAATCCCGTCGAGGATGGCCTTGACTGCTTCTGATGTGGTCGCCATTAGAACGCGTCCTCGGGCTCGGCGTAGCGAGGGGTGGCAGGCTTCGAGAGCCCCAGCCCGACGCTGGCGGTGTTGAAGCGCAGGTCTGGGCCACACGCCTCGACCTTGACCTCGACCACTGTGCGCTTGTTGCCGTCCTTATCGTCGTAGGAGCGCTGTTCGAGCGTTCCCGTGACGACGGCGCGGTTGCCCTTGTGGAGGCTGTCGGCGATGTGGGTGGCGATAGATCCGAGCGCCGAGCAGTCAAAGAATGAGGTCTGCTCAATCTCCGTGCCGTTGCGGTCTTTCCACTTCTTCGTCACTGCCAGGGCGAACTTGACTGCCGGTGTGCCGGTGTTCAAGAACTTCAATTCGGGGTCACGGGTCAGGTTCCCGACCAGTGTGATGGTGGCCTCAGCCATTACTTCTCCTCTTTCGTTAGGGACTGGATAATCTTACTGCACTCGACCTCGGTGAGCTCGTAGAGACCGGCGAGTTGCCGACCCGTCTGGGCTTCGAGGAACGACTTACGCTCGTCGGCCTGTGGGTAGACCTTGAGCAGTTCTTCACGGACGGCCTTTTGCTGATCCGTCAGTTCGGGAGGGGTTTGGCGCTGAGCCTTCGTCATCTCCTCGCGGCTGGGGCGCTTGCCCTTCGGTGCGTATCCGGCGTTAGCCAGTGCGCGTCCGATAGCCGAGGTCTCGCCGTTCTCCAACGCGCTCGTCTGGTTCACGCCCCGAGTGGTGACGGTCTCCTCGGCGTAGCCGGTGGCGAAGGGTTGCTGCTCATTCTCACGGTAGAGGCAGGCTCGGACGATGAACTGGCCGTCTGCGTGGTGGATGAGGTCGGTGAGGACACGCCCGTTGGGGTGCTCCTCCCAGAAACGTGCCAGGCGAACTTCTACCGGCTCGTAGTCGGCAAGGTTGAACGCTGCCATCATGCACCTACCGTTTCCACGACGGTCACGGAGCCGGTGATTGTGTCCATGAGTTGCTTCACGTTGTCCACGAACGAGCCGTGCTTGATAGTGACCTCAGCGAAGCAGAGCCCGACCATCATGGTCGAGTATTCCTCCGCAGTGAGTTGGATTTGATACTTCATTACTGGTTTCCTCTTTCTAGTTGTGCAGCCAATAGTGGACTGCTGATTTCGAGACCTTGATGCCGGTCTCTTCTGTGAGGAACTTCGCTATCTCGCGATAACTGGTTCCCTCAGACCTTGCCTCGGCGACGTATCCCATGAGGTCGTAGCCAAGCCGTTCTTCAATTATGAGCTGTAGGTGTGACATCGCTCCACTTCCGCAGTAGATCCGTGAGTTCGTCACAGTTGCGATTGAAGTGAATGACGGTAGTAGGGGTCTCCTCATCCACCGGCATCTTCACCGCCTGGATTACCCCGTCGCCAACGCTGAGGCTGACGTAGACGTTCATGTGGTCGTGGCCGAAACACCAGACCTCGCCGTCCTCGTTGGTATCTACCAGCGCGTAGCCGAACTGGTTGAGTGTGTCTTTGATGGTCATGCTTTCGCTTTCTTGGTCTTGGGTTTGCTAACTAGGGTCGGGCCGAAGTGACGGTACTTGGAGTGTTGCCACGTTCCCCCGATGACGGTGATCCACAGAGGGTTCTGCTCTTCGTCGAGGCGAACCGAGTAGAACGTGAACTTCCCACGTTGCCCGACCACCTTGACCTCATCGCCACGCTCGTAGCCGTTCCACGATGAGAGCACGACACCCTTCACAACTGCCATGTCTCCTCCTTGTCTCGCTCGGCGTAATACTCGAACGCCGTATCTACACACTCGTCACAGACGAACTCGAAGGCGAACATCGCCCCCTTGCGGTACTTCTTGCACCACTTGCAAAAACTCATAGCACCTCCTCAGGTGTCTTTATCTTAGTCCTATCGTTGGACACTTTGCAAGTCATTAGTTAAAGAGTGAAACCCCCACCGGAACACTGAGTGCGGTCAGTCCGGTGGGGGTCTCTACCTGAGGAAGGTAATGAAGCAGAAGCTCCGTCTGTAATCCTACTGCCTGTTACGGAACGCCTCGAAGAGTTGTGCAGGGGTGACGGTGTAGATGTCGTCAAAGTCGTGCAACCAACCTCCGAAGCGCATGGCCTCAGCGACCAGCGCCGAACAGATCCAAGTGCCAGGGCGTCGGAACGAGGGGAACCACGAAGGCGTCGCCACGTCGAACGCGCACGAGGCGATACTGCCCCACCCGTACCGGCTGCCGACCTGCTCGCGAGCGAACGCCAGAATGTCGTTGCGATCCATGCGTGGCGTCGGCTCAAGGATGGTGTAGGTACCGACCGACGAGATGGGCTTGCCTCGCGTCACCCCAGAGGGCTCGGCTTGGATGATGGTGACTTCGGTGCGGTAGCCCTCAGCCATGCTCCCGACAATCTTCACGTCATCAACGATGAAGGCGTGGTTCCAGTGGCTGGGCTTCTCGCCCCACCGGATACGCTCACCGAAGCGGATGCACTTGCCGAAGAAGCCGTTGGAGTGGGCGAAGCCGATGTCTCCAGGCTGGGGCACTTGGCTCATGCCTTAGGCGTGGTTCCTGCGGCCTTCACTGGCAGAGCGCCGAGAAGCCACGAGAACTTAGGGAACTTGACTTCGAGCTGGCGGATGATGCCGTAGTAGATCGTCGAGCCGAGGGGCAGGACAATCGCCAACTCCGCAGGGGTCAAGTGCTTCTCGGCCTTCGTCAGCCACGCCACGACGCTCGCCACGAGGACGGGGACGAACGTGCGGATGATGTTCTTCTGGTAGTTGTTCATGCTGCTTCTTTCTTGCTGCATTTGTGGCTGTCGGCCTCTAGAACGAGTGTCGGTAGCCGGTTGAACGGGATGCTCACTAATGGACCCCGAGATAACACGACCATCTTAGAGCAACGGTCGCAGACGTAGATAATTTGTGCCATAGGGAGATAAGGATACAACCTCCCCTCGGCTGTTTAGTCAAGCGTTGGACGCTAGAGGATTTTTAGGTCATCCCAGCCACGAGGACTGGCCGACCTGCCGATAACGAGGGTCATCATCCCTGCCTGCGCGTTGGCTCCCGAGGTGGCCTGATACCACTGAGAGCCACCGTCCATCGCTGGCACTTGGAACACCTGCCGCCCAGTGCCTTCACTAGCGACGAAGTGGTGAAGGTGTCCGGCGAAGAGAATGTCGGCCTCAGAGACGCCGGTGCGCCCCATCGCTTGCCCCTTCCACCACGCTTCCATCTTGGCCTGCGCGTTGGTTCCCGAGCGGAACTGATGCCCGTGAGCGAACGAGCAGACCACGCCGTCGAGGGTCAGGGTGGCGGTGAGGTCATCGTTATTCAGCGCGTCGAGGGCGAAGGTCACTTCCTCGTATCGCTCGGGGTTAGCGGCGCAGATTTCAGCCACCGTCTCGAAGGCCGCATAGTCGCGGTTGTCGAGGAAGTTGGTGAACATCTTGCCGTTCTGCCGGTTCTCGCCGTGATTGCCAGGAACGCCGGTAGCGATGACGGCGCACCCCTCGTCCACGAACAGGTCAATGGCGTGGAGGATGAGCCGACGAGCGAGGCGGTCTTGCTCTCGGTCACTAAGATCCGCGAGGAAGGTCTGGGATGCGTACCAGTCACTCCGGCAACTCTCCACCAAGTCCCCGAGCCCCACCAGCGCGACGGTATCGCCCACGCGCCCCAGTTTCTTCAGCTCGCGGTATCGGGTGACGGACTTGTCGAGGGCGGTCAGGATGCGCTCGGTAGTCGCTGGGGTGCCTCCCCCTTCTCCCTTTCCTAACTGAAAGTCGGCCATCAGGCAAAGGTAGGTGGCGGTGGAAGTTGTTGTTTTGGCTTTCTTTGAGGGCTTGCGCTTCAAGACTTGCGCGAGCAGTGCCGCTACGTCGGCGGGGTCTCCGCCCTTTGCGCGTCGAGCGAACCGAGCCTTGTAGGAGTAGAGCCACACGATGTCGCGGTTGCCGTCCTCGGTGCGCTTGGACTGCTGCCACTTGGACATTCTGACGGTATCGTCCACGACATAGAACTCGGCAGGGTCAAGCCCGAAGCCTCGGAGCACGTCATCCCAGTCTGAGCGCAGCTCGATGGGGCGATTGAGTTCGCCGGTCTGAAACTCGCCCCCGTCAGCGCCGACCTCGACGGACGAGCGCAGGGTCTTATCGGCACGAGGTTGGAACTCCCCTAGATCCGGTTGCACGAGCAAGCCTTCCGCCGATGGATGAAGACGGCGTTGAGGCGGAACTCTGCCCCACGCGCCTGCGCCCAGCGATGGATGTTGGACGTAGAGATGTCTGGCTCAGCGAGGGCGGCGTCAAGTTTCTCGCGCTCCTCGTCCGATAGGGTGGCAGTCCAGCGCCCGACGATGCAGGGCTTGACTTGCACTAGGTTCTTGAACTCCGACAGGTCAATAGGCATGGTTTCCTCCTCAGGTTTCCCACAGCCTAAGGCTATCAGAACCCTACGGGAGAGACCGTGATTTCGCCCTGCCAGACCGCCGAGGTCTTGGTGGTGTCCGTACCGCTCGATGGCTGGCCTGACCAGATGACGTTCCACACCCCAGCGAGGCCACTCGTCGAGAGGTTGGCGTAGAACACCCCAGTCGCGCCGTGTGTAATCGTGCCGGTGGGGTCGCCGGTGGGGTTCGTCCAAGTGTAGGTCTGGGGGGTTTGGCCTTGCACCGAGACCTGGAGCGTCACCACGTCAGGGTTCACGACCGTCCCTGAGATGCTGGTGAAGGGGTAGTCGGCAGTCGTGAGCTGCAGGGACGCGCCCTCGAAGAAGGTGTAGGAGTTGCTCATTGGTAGGTGGTTCCTTTCACAGTTCCGGCGTAGGCGGTTCCCTCGACGGTTGCTTGGTAGGTCGTGCCGGTGACTGCGCCCTGATAGGCCGTTCCCTCGACGGTGGCTGAGAGCGCGACGCCCTTGACGTATCCGGCGTAGAAGGTTCCCTCAACGGTGCCAGGGGAGGGGCGGTAGTGGGTGCCAGCCCCCGACGCGCTAAACGCCCCTGTGAGCGTTCCCGAGGCTGGGGAGTAGTAGGTGGCAGTTCCCGAGCCTGAGAACGAGCCTGAGAGGGTTCCAGTGGCAAGCAGGCGAGGCTGGGCGGTTGCGGAGAACGAGCCGTGACCCGAGGCCGTGACCACGATGTAGTCGGCTGTTGATCCGTTGAAGGTGTAGTTGCCCGAGCCGGTCGCTGGGAGCGTTGCCGAGCCGGTAGCCGAGCCCGAGAATGTCCCCGAGCCGTTGCCGGTGGCGATGACCGCGCCAGAGGTCGCACCACTGAACGAGCCAGTCCCCGAGCCGGTGAGAGGCAGGGTGGCGGTTGCCGTCGCGGTGCCGGTGAAGGTGCCGGTGGCCGAGCCAGTCGCGTGGTATTGCGTTTGCCCTGCGTAGAGTTGCCCGAGGTACGCTGCGCCTAGCCAGTTGGCTCCAAGCATTTAGAGCCTCCTAGAAGGTGATGGTGGACGAGTTCATGATGTTGAAGTCGAACACGACGTACTTGTAGATGCCGTTGGTCTGAACCGTAGCGGGGACGGTGCCGTTGAACTTGGGCGTTCCATTGTAGGCCGAGGCCAGCCAAGAGATGATGACCACGCCCCAGTTGCCGTTTGCGCCGGTGGAGTTTGCGTTGCCAGCGTAGCCACCGCACCCGTAGGTCGAGGGGCCAGAGGTCGAGCCTGCGGATCCACCGATGCAGTAAATCACTGATGAGCCGGTAATCGTGTTCGCCAGTCCTGCGCCGCCGGTTGCGGCTGAGGCTCCTGCACCGCCAGCACCACCACCACCGGCACCTGCGCCGGAACCCGAGGCGGCTGTTCCTCCGGCGTAGACGTTGGTTCCCGATGCCGAGCCACCGACACCACTGGCCCTACCACCACCACCACCGGAGCCACCTGGGCCACCGTTGGTTCCTGAGGTACTACCCAGACCACCAAAGCCACCGCCGTTGGCAATGATGATTTTCTGATTGCCAGTTGCGCCGTAGGCGATAGACGAGGGGTTGCCCACTGTGCCAGGGTTCGGCGTTGAGCCACCCGTTCCGCCACCGCCCGGCACTCCTTCACGGATGTAGAGGACTGTGCCAGGGGTGATGCCACTGAGCTTGGGGCTGGTCACTCCACCAGTGGCGAAGGTCGCGGTCTGAAGCAGGTCGCCTGCACCTCCACCACCACCGAAGCGACCCGACCCCGAGCCACCGCCGCCACCACCGCCACCGATGACGAGGTAGTCCAGCGAGAACGAGTAGAACTCGCCAAGTGCGTGCGCTGTGTTCGAGGCTCGGGTTGAGGTGAGTGGCATTAGAACTGTGTCTGGGAAGCGAGAACGGTGTAGGTGCTTGCGGCGGTCTTGATAATCGTGACGGTGTAGGCGTACATCGTCGAGAGGGCTGGGGTCGAGGGAGCGGAGCCACCCTGCCAGTTCACGGTCTGCGAGGTGCCGTCTACCGAGATGCCGGTGAGGTAGTAGGCGTTTGATGATCCGTTCGTGACCAGCACCGTGAAGGTGACGGCTCCACCGACCGCGAGCAGGGTGTTCAGCGCGACGCTTGAGGTCGAGGCCACGTTGAACGTGAAGTTTGCGCTTGGCGTTCCGGTGTTCAGAATAAGCGAGCCGTTGGTCGAGACGTAGACGTTGTAGGTTCCGTTCAGCGCGGTCGTATCAACGTAGGCCGTTTCCAGTGCCGACTTGAGCGTGGGGACGTTGAGCGTCGGCGTGGTAAGCGTCGGGCTGGTGGCGAACACTGACGCGCCGCTTCCTGTGATGCCGTTGAAGGGGCCAGCAATGGCGTACCAAGTGCCACCGTAATACTCAATGACGTAGCAGACCGGATAGAGGAAGGCCAGCGACACCGAGGACACGTTGCTAGAGCCGTACTGGATTTTGTCCGTGCCACCTGCGGCGAGGGTGATGGAGTAGGTGACGTTCTGGTTGTAGATGTAATTGATGGTGCCGTTTGCCGGAGCCGAGGGCAGGGTAAGGGTGAGCGCACCCGTAACGCCCGACGAGGGAACTACCGAGAACTCGCCAGCCGTGACGGTGGGGTTGCTCGCGGTGTTGTGCGTGACGGTAGTAGAGGGGAGTTGCGACAGAACGGTGGCCTGCGTCGAGGTGATGCTCTTGCCCTGAATAGCGCCGACCACCGAGGCAGTGGCGGTTCCAGTCACGTCACCCGTCAGAGGAAGTGCGCCGGTCGCGGAGTTGGTGCCACCGTTGGCGATGGGGAGGACGCCCGACTGCTTGGCGAGGTCGGTGGTCAAGAAGCAGTACCAGACGCCTCCGCTAAACGCGAACGAGTAGGCGGCGTTGAGGGGGATAGTGTAAGGCGTAGCGGCTCCGTAGACGGTGCCCGAGACGGAGATGGAGTTCGTGCCACCGAGGATGTTCACGGTGTAGGGCGAGAGGTTTTTGATTTGGTAGATCGCGCCGTTCTGCGGGTTGGCGGGGAGCGTGATGGTCTGGCCTGACGTTCCCGAGGTGCCGTAGATGGTGAATTCGCCGACGCCTGCGGTTGCCGTTGCGGAGCGGTTCACGAGGGAATTGGGGACTTCGTTTGTCCAAGTGCCAGGCGTACCGCTAGAGACACAGAGCCAGAAGGTTCCGGTCTGGTCGGCCACAATGTCGCCAGCCGTGAAGGTTCCTGAGGTGGGCGCTCCTGAGGTGGTGGTTCCGACGAGGCGCGACGAGCTGGCGGTCGCACCCGTGAGGCCAGTGACTTTGAAGTCAGTTGCGACGATTTCGCCAGAGCCCGTGATGCCGTTTCCGCCCATAGCAATAGCGCCAGACATTGTGCCGCCAGCAAGCGGAAGCTTTGTTGCGTCAAGTGGCGCGGACGTAGTGACGCTCGTCACGCGCCCATTCGAGTCGGTGGTGATTGAAGGTACGGCGGTCGCTGACCCGTACGTTCCAGCGGTGCCCGTAGCAACAAGTGTGGGATTTGGGAAGTTGCCGGTGAGGTCGCCACCAGCCGTGAAGCCGGTTGCGCTCGCTGGGATTTCCACGCCGGAGAGGATTTCCCACGTTGCGCCAGTGGCGTAATACTGCAGGTAAATGCTCTGACCAACGGCGGTGAGTGTGATTGAGCTGAAGCCGTTAATTGTCTGCCCACTACCAGCGTTAATCGTCAGTGCGTTCGTGCCAGCCTTTAACTGAAAGCCGATGACTGAGCCACCGCCGATGCCGGTTGGCATAGTGACCGAGATTGCTCCGCTCGTTGTGTCCACTGGGTAGTAAGAGCCGATGACTGGCGTGAACGTCGAAGTTGATGTCGCTCGCACCGTTGATTGCTGTTGATAGACGATGTTCAACTGGTTGAGCAAGTTTGCTGTAATCGTCTGGGCAATTTGGTAGCCAGCCGTGATGCTCTGGGCCGTTGTGCCGTACTGGGCTCGGGTAATCGTGAATGTGTCGGTGCTGACCGCCGTGACTCGGACGATTTCGGCGTTCGTCGAGAGGGGCTGAACGCCAGCAGGCCAGATAGTTGCGTCGAACGGAGCCGCAGGGAACAGCGCCCCTTGCCCAGCCGTGACCACCAGAGACGTGCCGGACGTGGCCGGTGAGGGTGGGGTAGCGACGAGCGAGTAGGCGAAGTTCTTTAGGGCGTCCATTGGTTAGTCCTCTTTAGGCGGTTCTGGCAGGGTGTAGGTGGCGTTGGCGACGCCGTTGAACTCGGGCGTGGCTTCCACTACGAGAACGAGAGCGTGACCGCACCAGTGGCGAAGTTCACCGAGATACCAGCAGGGAGCGAGCCCGTCAAGCCGGTGGTCGTGCCGCCGCCGAGGTAGGTGCCACCCGTTGCCGCCGTCCAGATGCCGAAGTAGGGGATGCCCGAGGCTTCTGCAGGGAGATTGGTGAAGGTCTGGCTGTCGGTGGAACTCTCCGCGCCACCCGAGGCCGCGCCGAACTGGATGACCTGACGGGCGTAGGAGCCGCCGGTGATTTCGCTCGCGCCGTTCTGACCAGGCGTTGCCGAGTGCAGGCTCAAGTAGTAGGTGGTCGAGGGGACGAACACTGCTGAGATGGCGGTGTTCTCTGATGCGACGGCGAGTAGTGCCATTAGTTAGTCCTTAGATGCTCTGGGTAACAATTACGGTTGATGCGTTGATGGTGGCCACCGAGGTCGTGACCTTGATGTACCAGCCGGTGGGAACCTGAACGGTCAGGGTCTGCGAGTTCGCAGCGTTACCAGCCACAGCAGGGATGATGGTGGTTGCGGTTGCCGAGGTTGCGCCAATGGCGACTGAGACGGTTCCAGCCGTGCCGCCGGTGATGCCGATGTAGTAGATCGCACCAGTCGAGGCGGTGTTCTGAACTGCCGTTCCCGAGGTCAGGGTCACGGTGCTGGCGGTAGGTACGACAGGCTGGGGAGACGTTGAGGTCGAGACCACCGTCACGTTCGGAGTGCCTGAGCCGCCTGGGGTGTGAGCTGCGATGGTCGTACCTGAGTAGCCACGTCCGTTGCCGAGCGAGGAGTTGTAGACCGTAACGCTCTGGGTGTCGTAGTCAGCGTCGCCGCAGAGGATCTGTTCGCTGTCCACGAGAAGCACGAAAGGGCCGTGCGTTCCGAGTGGGAACGTGGTAATAGCGCCGGTGGCATCTACCTCACGAAGCGAGCGCAGGTTGTAGACCTCGAAACGCTGATCCGTCTTGTAGCCCTGAGCGATTTGGTCTACAGTCCAAGACTTTGTCTCGGCGATTGTGGGTGCTACTAGGTTGGTCAGTGAGACTGACATTTAGGCTCCTTCGTTGAGGTTCTCGTGCGACCACTTGGTTGCGTGTTGTGTGACGTACTTACCGACTACGCCTATCGGGATAATGCCGAGCCAGCCACGCCATCCGAGGTGTACCAATTGTACCCCAGAATAGGAAGCGAGCACGATGTTCACAATGTCGCTGAGGCCGTCCATGTTGCCTGCGAGCTTGTGCCTGCCCTGTGCGATTGCTTTGGTCAGGACGGTTGCCAGGATGTCGCGGAACACCATGCAGACCGACCCGATGCTCGAGTAGAGCGCCACGTCAAGCCAGACCTTCATTTGCCCAACTCCTCTAGCATTTGCTTGTGGTCGGCGAGCATCTGCTTGATGCTCTCGCTAACTTCGAGGTGGTACTTTGCCAATTCCGACGAGATGCGATCCGCTCGCTTGGCGGCGATTAGCAGAATTGCCCCCTGCAGACCTGCCAGCGTTGAAAGGCAGAGGTTGAGCAGAATGAAGGGGTACGGGTCGAAGGGGCGGCCTGCGATGACGTTGTACGCCATCCACACAGCCATCGCGCCCATGAAGCCGAACACGAAGGGCCACGAGCCCATGCCGTGCCGCATAGCGTCGGCGCACCGCTCCCCGAAGGTTCGGTCATCGCCGCTACGGACGTGCGGGTGGAAGTCCCAGTGGCTTTGCTTGCGGAGCATTACTTATCCGCCGAGTGCCAGCCGAGGTGCTTGTCCAGTTCGCTCTGCACCGTGTCCAGTTTCACGTCGAGGCGTCCGAGTGTCTTCTCGATGCGGTCAATAGCGTCGCGCATCGTCGAGCCCGAGTTGGGGCGGTACTGCTTCTTGATTTCTTCGATTTCTTCGATGAGCTTCTCGGCGGCGAGGTCAGACGCTTTGGTCGCTATGCCGTGATGAAGCATGATGCGGATTTGATTGACCACCTTGACGCCTCCCCAGACGAAACCGAGCAGGAAGCCAATGGAGACGAGCAACTGAACCCAGAAGTTGAACGAGTTTAGGTCTAGGCCAAGCATTATGCGGCAGGGCCTTCAATGACGGCCTCGATGACGGCCTCGACTTCCTTGATCAGAGGCCAGCCCATGTGCGCCTTGTTGGTGGCTGGTTCCTCAACCTGCGGCGCGGCGGGCGCGACAGGGGCTTCTAGGGGGGTCTGGTGGGCTTGTGGTGCGCTCTGGATGTGCGTCAGGTCAGCGACGGGCTGGGGTGCGACGGCGGCAGGCGCGGCAGGCGCGACCGGCTTGGTGTCGGGGTAGCGAGGGGTGCCTTCGGTCTTGAAGCGCAGGTAACGCTGGGGCTGGCGTCCGTCTTGGCTCACTCGGACGAGGCTGGGGTCTCCCTGCTGGCCGTGTGAGATGGTGAGGGGGTCGGCTCCGGCCTCGATGACGAGCGCGGTGTGCCAGCCGGTGCCAGGGCCATAGACGATTACGTCGCCAGGCTGGACTTGGTCGCGGGGGATTTCCAGCCCGTGAAGCAGGGTTCCGGTGTAGCCCTCGTGGTCGTAGTGCAGGCCGTTGGGGTCTGGTGCGCCCGCGATCCAGTAGCACCACGTCACGAACGCCGAGCAGTCAGCGTTGATG